AATTTTCATCTGCATTGACTCTAAATTTTCTATTGCAGGGTCTTTTGGTACAGGAACTTCGTCTGGTCTTAGTAAACTATCAATGTCTTTTGTACCTAACGCCTCGTAAACTCTTCTATATGCTTCTCTGATGTTGTGTAATCCAGGATTAGACACTGCAATCTTTAAATTTTCGTTAGCAAGTGTAACTCTTTGCGCCATTGAGTAAATATTTGGGTCTGCAACCGGTATTACATCGACTCTTTCGTCGAAATCTTGCACTTTGATCATCCGATCTGCACCATAAACCGAATATGGGTAGACTGGTGGTAGATAAACTGAAAAAATTTTACCTAAAAGTCTAAATTCTTTACGCATTGCGTAGTAACAACGCTTATGTATAGCAGACATGACCCGTGAGCCGCGTTCCAAGAGTGCAATCGTACTGCCTACTGCACGATTTTGGGCATCATTACCAACAGACATGTCCGTAATAGCCGCGAACCTCTGACCAGCTTGCACGACAAACCCTAAAAGTTGGTATAACGTACCGCTTGGTTCCTTGAAAGGTAGAATTTGAAACTGATCTTTAATGTTTCCGCCAGGTGCATCAACGTCTCTGAACTCACCAGGCTGAAATGGCTGGTCATCATCTCTGATTCTGATACCACGGCTCTTGAACCCTGCTGGTAAATTGCTCAAAGTCCCCGCATCAAGCAACTGTCTTAAAGCTTGTGTAGCTGTTCTTGATAATCCACCAATCATATGGATTAAACCAAAGCCGTAAAAACCTAATCCTGGTAAAAATTTGTAGTGTACAAAATATTCTTTACGCTTTTTTGTTTCATCATCGATATCATAGTTTCTATAGATAGATAAAATTTCACCTGAGCCTTCATCTATTGTTACAATGTAAGGAATTTTTATATCTTTCTCAGGATTTTCTTGTACAAATTCATCTATATTTAAATCAACATGCATTTCTAAAATATTGAAACCATATTGTTTATCACCTGATGGGGTTACTCCTTCTAATTCTTGATACTTTTTTTCAATATCAGTCATACCAGTTTGAACTGGTTTTAATTCTACGTCTCTATAAAAACCTGACTTCTGTTGTTTAATAATATCATTCTCACTCATTCTAACCACGTGAGTGATTCTTTCACATTCTAATAAATCTGTTGCATAATATGGAACAACTAAGTCTTCTGCTGGTACAAATTTAGCAACAGCTCTTTGCATAATTTCATCAAAGTAAATTTTTTTAAATGCTGAACCTGCAAGGGGTAAATAAAATAACATTTGGTCCATGTCTGGAGTGTATTCCTCCATTTTTTCTAAAAGCATATAATTAAAAAATTCTTGAACTCTTGTAGCTTGGTTTACTTTATCATCGCTTTGTGCACCAACGACTTGCGCTCTTACTGGACCGTCTGATGGAATTAATTCTTTGTAAGCTTGTGCTTGGAATTGTGTTACAGCCTCTGCTAACAAGGGATGAGTAACAGAAGCTGAACCTTTAAAAGGTCTAGTCATTTCAGTATATTTAAAACCTAATAGATCTAAACCTTTAGTGTATCCAGTTTCCCAATCTTTTCTGGATACTTTATCTCTTTTATATTCTTGAACTAATGAACTTGATATTCTTTGTAAAACTTCATCTGATAATTTTAAAGCAACGTTTTCATAGAACTCATCAATGATCTCTGCTCGATCACGAATTTTTTCTAATTCAGGAGTATCTTCTTCAAGCTCAATATTTACTTCTTCGCCCGGAGTTTCTACTTCCAAGTCCTCTTTAATTTTTTCAACTTCAGCCATTACATCATTTTTGTTGGTTTAACTCTAGCTAGTCTTCCGCCTCTGGCTTTGATCATCTTACCTTTTTTGGCACCCATACCGGCACCGAAGGGATCAATACCAAAAGTTTGTCCTCTTATATCTCCTCTAGGTCTTAATGGATTTCCGCCTTTAATACCTCTTTGTTTAATAAAAGCAGGAACTCTTTGTCTGTTCATTTCTGAAGCAAGCATAGGTTTAGCCTCCATGACACTTTTCTTCATGGCTCTATTTGCAGCCATTTTATCCATGCCCATTTTAGCACCAGCACCAAGGATTCCTAAAGCAAGTATTTTTTTCAACTTTCGCTTAGTTTTTTTTCTCATATTTTCTCCTAGTAATATACGTATTTTCTATTCTTATATTTTGTAACTTCGTCCTCGTCTGAGTAAGTTGAAACAAAATAACCTTGTCGGTATCTTAACATAGCTTGCGTAGTGCTATCAACATAATCGTCATGCTCTCCATGAGGAAAAGCTGCACATTCCTCAATAACTTCTTGTGCAAATTTTTCGTCTTTTGGATAATAGACTTGCCCTGACTCAAAAATAGGAGCCACAGCGTTGACTCGTGAGTGTTTGTCTTTTCCACGTCCTGGTGTAAAATCTTGCACAGGAATACCCATCCTTCTAAATTCTTGAAGTAAAGGTTGTCCAGAAGCTTTGGCTTCTATAATCGTAGTTTCTGGTGTCCAATATTTGTATTGATCTAATGCAACTGCTTTTAACTCTGGAAAATCAAATCTACCTCTAATTGCATCTATTAACATAATAGCATCAGGAGCTCCATCTTCAGGTTTGAATATTCCCCAAGTTGTTATCGCAGAATAGTCTGCTGTTTCTTTTTTGGAAAAGGCTGTATCGTAAGATTGTATAACGTGTTTTAAAACTGGCATATCATATGGCCATGGAATCCACCAATCTCTTTTTATAATTGCACCCTCTTCAGACGAAGGTTCTTGCATATATTGTGCTGACCAGTTTCTAATTGATAATGATGCTTTAACTTTTTCAAGTTCATCTAAGTTCCAATATTCTGGCCATACAGGATTTCCACTAGGTAATATTGCAGGGAATGAAATTTTTTGCCATTTGTCTGCTTTAGGTTCAGACTCTGATTTTATTAATCGACCTGTTAAATCATCTTGCGCCCATCTCGTCATCACAAGTACGATTGAGCCTCCAGGTTGTAAACGTTGTCTAGGTCCTGACAGATACCAATCAAAAGTTCTTTCCATTGCAGAATCAGATAAAGAATCTTGTTCCGTGTGTGGGTCATCAATAATCAAAAGATCCGCCCCTCGTCCTGTGATAGAACCGCCTACCCCCGCTGCATAATATTCTCCACCCTGATTGGTCTCCCAACGTCCTTTTGCTTTTGAATCTTCTCGTAGTTTAACATCTCCGAAGATTTCTTTAAACTCCGAGCTATCAATTAAATTTCTTACTTTTGCACCAAATCTTGCTGAGAGCTCTGCGTTATGTGATACCTGCATCAATTTCATTTTAGGATTTTTTCCTATCATCCAAGCTGGGAAGTAAACAGATGCAAACTCAGATTTAGTATGTCTAGGAGGCATATTAACAATTAACCTACCTTTTTTATTTTTTGCTATCTCAGTAAATTCATGGGCAATGTGTTGGTGGTGGCCCCATCTATTTGGGTCCTTATCTGTTCTACAAATAAATTCAGGCCAAACATTTTTTACAAAATATAAGAAGTTGTCCTGACATAATTTAATATGTTCTATCCAGGTTCTCTCTACCTTCAATCGTAATTGATCTGTGGTTAATAAATTTGTGTCAGACATGAGATTTTATATCCTATCGGGTCCCCATTTTGTTTCACACTACACTACATGTATTTGAGTTGCAAGATTTAGTCATAGTCTTAGTAACATGCAAATCTTTTGTCAAAAAAAAATTTTGACAAAAAACCAAAAAACCAAAGTTTTTTGGTACCTCTATTGACTAGCGGGGGCGTTAGCCCCCGCGTGTTTGTTATTTTTTCTTTTTAATTTTAAAGTGTTTATAAACTTGCGCGTCAACGCGTTGGATATTAGCGTTATCCTGAGCAAGTCTATATGTATCAAGTTTAAAGGGCTTGATACCTGTTAAAACCTTAACCCCTCTTTTAGAGGGGTTGAGGTCTTTTAATTTATTCCTCTTCACGCTTTGCCTTAACTGTTATCGCGTCAACAGGTTTATTTTTAAACTTAGCGTAAAGATCAGCGTGAGCATTTTTAAACGCTTTACTGTCAAAAATAACTTTTTTATTGTTGACAACCTCAAGCCACGTCTTGACGCCTTTCCAACTGAACGACTTCGCTAATGGTTTAATAAAGACTTTTTTATCCTCTTTAATCTTTACACAACCAACAGCAATTAAGAGCTGTTCTTGTAGCAAGTCGCTTTTTTCTTTAAAGTCTTTTAATACTTGCTTATGTTCCGCAAGTTTAAAAGCCATTTCATTAACAGTCATTTTTGATAACTGTTTGATTAGTTTATGTTTGTTATTCATTTGACCCCCTTTGTTTGTGTTTTATGAATATTAAACATAAATTAAATATAATGGGACTTGATAAGATAATCAAGTTATATACTGTCCATTTTGGGTTTTCGCTGTATAACCCTGTTATGTTGCTATTTTGTTTGTTAGTAAACCCATTATGAACACTTTCAAAACGATCTTGTTAATATGTGAATAAGAAAAATAATAGCTATAGTCATGATCGGTCTATAGATTACAAATAAAATTAATCCAAT